CCGTCCCGGCGACCTGACGATTTACAAGGAACGCGAAAAGAAAAACGACAAAGCGCCGGATTGGAAAGGGTCCGCGCTGGTTGTCATTCCCGAGGGCGCAAAGCCCGGCGATGTGGTAAAGATGGAAGTGGCTGTCTGGGCAAAGGGTCAATTTGGCACGATGCTTGGCGGTCAGATCAAGCCCGCTCGCCAGATCGACGCGCCTATCAGCAATCGGGAGTTCAGCGGCCCCGCTGGCCGTGTTGACCCGTTTGACGACAATACGCCGTGGTAGGCCGTGTCTGACCGTGCCGTCATTACCCTGCGTTCACAAGCTGACCGAGATAAGGCCAGCAAGTGGGCGCAGGGCGTCTCCGTAGGCTCTAAGGTAGTCTTTCATGGACCGACACGAAGCATCGACCAGAACAGCGCCCTATGGGCCGCGCTCGGGGACATTGCGAAACAGCGACCTTATCACGGCCTCAAACTGTCCCCGGACGATTACAAACTGCTGTTTATGGACGCCTTGGACCGTGAGACGCGCATGGTCCCGAACCTGGACGGCACCGGAATGGTTGGATTAGGCCGGTCATCGTCCAGCTTAAGCGTTGAGGAATTTACCGGCTTGCTCTCGTTAGTGTTTGAGTGGGGCAACCGGAACGGCATCAAATGGAGCGACCAACCCGCGTGACCCGATTTGAAAAAGCAGACAGGTTGGCAGCGGTGATATTCCGCAGCTTGCCTAGCACAACATCCCGCCAAGCCCAGACAGCCCACCGCACAGCCAAAGAGATAGCGGCTGACGTGTTGGACGAACTGGAACGCATTGAGCGAGTGGAGGCATCATGTTCATAATCGGCTCATTTGACCGCTTCTTTCACGGCTACATCCGTAAGGAATACACGCGCGATTTGGAGGACGGACACGGGCATTATCTCCCGTGCATCATTCACGGCTTGAGAGTGGTGCAAGGCAAGTGCCTAGAGTTTCAATGCGTCCTGACCGAGTATGGCGCCGGGGCAGGGTTTCTGGCTCCCATTGAAGCGTTCTGCTGGAAAATCCCTGACAAGCCGCGCTCGCCAACTGAGGTGGTGGATTACACCTACGTCCAGCCGTGGGACTGTTTCTCAAGTGAGTTTGGCGTTCATGCGTTTGAGTTCAATCGACGGATGAAGGCGCAGATTCTGCCAGATCGACGCGGTGCCAGGTATCGGTTCTCAATCGATTTCACCGGCTCATCGCTGGCCGATATAAGCGAGCAACACAAGCACTTGCACGTTATGGAGCTGGAGGACGGGTCGATAGGTGCATTCCCTAACAACAAAGTATGTTGGGTCGAACCCGCCATGTGGCCAAAGCCGTTTGAGGACCGGCCTGATTTCAAGGCGCTGTCTGGCGAATGGATGGCGGAATAAAAAAGCGCACAAAATGCTCAAGGGGTATTGCGTAACATCTGCCTATGTGGGACAAGGGTTCATCGGCGCAGGGCACTTAAGCACTAGCCGGAACGGAAACAGACAGATGGCCCTCAAGACCGACAAACTGACTGCCGCAGAAATGGCCCGCATCCCAACCGTCCCGCGTGTGACGCCCTTGCAAATCGCCACGCTGAACGCGAAGGCCCGCACAGGTCGCCGGTATGGCGTAAGCGTCGCCAAAGGCCGCTATTATGTTGGCGTCCTTTCCTATGCTCTGAACGCCAACGGCGAAACATCGGGAGCCGCCGACGTTGAGGAACTGGCCGACTTTGCGACATCTGACGTTGACCACCTTATCGCTTATCTGGACCGCATGGCGTGAGAGTGCTGGTAGCCTGCGAATACAGCGGGGCCGTCCGTGACGCCTTCCGCGCCCGTGGCCATGACGCCATGTCCTGCGACCTACTCCCGACCGACGTGCCCGGCCCGCATTATCAAGGCTCGGTGCTAGATGTGATCGGGGACGGGTGGGACTTGATGGTCGCGCACCCGCCCTGCACCTATCTTTCATCGTCCGGCCTTCATTGGAACGGGCGGGTCGAAGGCCGGGCCGCAAAGACTGAGGACGCCTTAGCCTTCGTCCGGGCGCTGCTTGATGCACCGATCCCCCGGATCGCGGTCGAGAACCCGGTCGGCTGTATCGGCACCCGCATCCGCAAGGCCGACCAGACCATCCAGCCGCACCAGTTCGGGGACGACGCCAGCAAGGCGACGTGCCTGTGGCTCAAAGGCTTGCCGCTGCTTACGCCGACCGCGCACGTTCCGGGGCGGATGGTGAACGGCAAGCCCCGCTGGGCCAACCAAACCGACAGTGGCCAGAACCGCCTTGGGCCGTCTGCCGACCGCTGGAAACTCCGCAGCGCCACCTTCCCCGGCATTGCCGCCGCTATGGCCGATCAATGGGGCAACCCTGACGGCGCTCTCCCGCTTTTAAAAGGGCTTGCCGCATGACCCCTGACCAGTATCGAGCCGCCATTGCCTCGCTCGGCCTTTCTCAACAGGCCGCTGGCAGATGGCTAGGCGTATCCCCCAAGACAGCCCAGAACTATGCCAAGCTCGGCCCCAGCGGTCCCGCTGCTGTAGCTATCCGCATGGCATTGCAGCACGGCTTGACGGTTCAAAACGCGGGCGGTTGATTGATTTTGACGCCCGTTTAGCTATTGTGTTTCGTCGGCTAATCAGGATGGCGGTGCGGTATGCAATGGAACGGAGTGCGGCCTAATCCAGACCGACCCGCCCCTTTGCGGTCGCTGATGGAGATTCTGCAACAAAAGGCAGAACCATACGTCACCCAGTATGGTGAAAACCAACTGCCCGGCGCTGGCCAACTGCTAAACAGCATCATGCGGACCGGCACAGAGATGGTGCCTGGCGTTGGTGATTTGCTCGGCGCGGAGGACTTACAGACAGCCGCACAGAACAACGACTGGGCCGGTATTGGCCTCGGTGCGTTGGCGGCAATCCCCGGCATTCCCGCGATCGGCAGAGGCGTCAGGGGCGAAGCACGGGCTGCTAGAGGCGTTGCAAATACCGTTGCGGATGCGGTGCCAACAAATCAACCGATGACCGAGGCTGAGGCGGCGCTGGCCCGCTATCGTGCAGTCAACCCGAATGACACTGGCGCACGGGTTCTAAGTCCGGGCGACCAAGGCTATCCGACCAACGCTCAATGGGATGAAGTGTCGCAAGCGTATGTTGCGCCTCGGTCTGTAGAAGATTTGGTGGCTCGCGCTGAAGCTATGGGCGCGAAGCTGAACATATCTCAGGGGAACAACGGCTTAACGCTTTCTCGCATTGTGGTCCCGCCGTCTGCCCGCTCGCAAGGTGTAGGCTCTAGGATTATGCGTGATGTCGAAAGATATGCGGATAGTGCGGGCCTGCCGGTCGGCCTGACGCCTAGCGGAGATTTTGGCGGTTCTGTTCCAAGATTGAACGAATTTTACCGGCGGTTTGGCTTTACGCCTAATACGGGGCGCTCACGGGATTTCTCAACACGGGAAACGATGTTGCGCCAGCCGCGCGAGATTGCGCCCGTTGAGCCTGATTACCCCATCCGCGCCTTTCACGGCTCGCCCCACTCGTTCGACCGTTTCTCCCTAGACAAGATTGGAACAGGAGAGGGAGCGCAGGCATACGGCCACGGGCTTTACTTTGCTGAGAGCGAGGATGTGGCGCGGCAATATCGCGACACGCTTTCCGGCAAGCTAGATAACCCATTGGACCGGCGCGGCGTTGACAGCGCTTGGGTGGCCGCCGCCAGAGATTTTAGGGACAACGGTTACAACCCGGCGCAAATAGAAGAAGCGTTAGGGCAAATTTACCGAACGGCAGAACCCGAACAAATTAGCGCGGCTGTTCGTATGAGCGACCCCGGCTCAATGTATGAGGTGGGCATCAACGCTGACCCAAACACGTTCCTGGATTGGGACAGGCCGCTTAGTGAGCAGCCGGAAAGCGTAATGTCCGCGCTTCGCAACACGCTTGGCGGCTCAGGTGTCGATTTGCCGAATGGTGTGGTGCAGCTAGAAAATGGCCGCTGGGCAACAGCGGTGGACGGCGTTCCAATTGGGCGGCCTCAAGGATGGCCAAATCAATCTACCGCAGAGCAGGCCTTAAGATACGCGAACGAGGACGGCCAGTATCTTTACGGGACAGCCGGGTCCATTTTGCAGCGCCAACGGAATCAACCCGAAATATCGGCTGCCCTTGCTGCGCAGGGCATTCCTGGCATCCGCTACCTAGACGCAAACTCCCGAGGCGTTGGGGAGGGTTCAAGAAATTACGTTCTATTCAATGACGAACTGGTCAAAATCCTGCGTAAGTATGGCATCAGCGGCCTAAGCACGACCGTTGGCGCATCAGCCCTCGCTGAAGAACTAGACCGACGCGGACAGACACAAGAGTTCTGATTGACGACGGCCTAAACGCAAGGCATCATCCACCCCGCTCTAAGCCCGCGCTAAGGCAATAAGGCTAGACGCAAACCAAACTGAGGACACATGGCAGGCGGTCGCCCCTCCAAATACAGCGACCAAATAGCTAGTGAGATATGCCGATTGCTGGCGTCCGGTAAGCCGCTCGCTCGCATCTGCGACATGGACAGTATGCCTGGCTACACGACAGTCAGGCGATGGGAAGATGAAAACGCCGAGTTTCGGGCGCTTTCCACGCGGGCGAAACAAGACGGAACACATTTTCTGGCTGATGATGCGCTTCGCATTGCGGATGATGAAGCCATCGACACGCAACGCGCCAAGCTCATGATTGACACGCGCCTGCGCCTGATCGGCAAGTGGAATGCCAAGGCTTACGGCGACAAGCTGCAACAGGAAGTCTCTGGCCCTGACGGCGGCGCTCTCACGGTCACATGGCTGAAACCAGAGTAATCCCCTACGCCCCTCGCCGGGTGTTCCTGCCGTTCCATAACCGGACGCAACGCTTTGCTATCGGTGTGGCTCACAGGCGGTGCGGTAAGACCGTCGCTTGCATCAATGACATGATACGCAATGCGGTGATGTCCGATAAGCCAAACTATCGTGCGGCCTATCTTGCGCCCTACTTGAAGCAAGCTAAGGACGTGGCTTGGGAGTATCTGAAGCGATACAGCCAGCCGATCTGGGCCAAGCCTCCGAATGAGAGCGAACTGTATGTCGAGCTAATCGGCGGCAAGCGCATCAAGATTTACGGCGCTGACAACCCGGATGCCCTGCGCGGTGGCTACCTGGACGATGCGACGCTGGACGAATACGCCGATATGTATCCCGGCATCTTTGGCTCTATCATCCGCCCCATGCTGGCTGACCGGCAAGGCACAGCTACGTTCATCGGAACACCAAAGGGCCGTAATGCGTTTTTCGACCTGTTCGAGCGGGCTAAGACGGACCAAGACTGGTTCCCATTCTTTCTGCCTGCCAGCGAGACGGGCATTCTGCCTCAGTCAGAACTGACTGCTGCTGCTAGGGAAATGACGCCAGAGCAGTATGAGCAAGAGTTCGAATGCTCGTTCGAGGCGGCAATCATCGGCGCTTACTACGGTAAGGACATGGCCGAGAGCGAGCGGGCTGGGCGGATTACAGACGTGGCGTATGACCCTGCCTTGCCGGTCTATACCACATGGGATTTGGGCATCGGGGACAGCACGGCCATTTGGTTCTGGCAGGCGGTTGGCGCTGAGATACGGGTGATTGATTTCTATGAGGCTAGCGGGGAAAGCATTGAGCATTACGCCAAGGTGCTACACGCCAAACCTTATAAGTATGAGGCTGACTGGGTTCCGCATGACGCAAGGGTCAGGGAACTAGGCACGGGACGCACCAGGATTGAGACGATGCTGACGCTGAAGCTAAAGCCAAAGCTGGTGCCTAATCACAAGGTCATGGACGGTATCAACGCCGGTCGCGTCCTGTTCCCGCGCATTTGGTTTGATCGAGACAGGTGCAAGGCGGGGCTGGAATGTCTGCGCCAGTATCGTGCGGACTATGATGAGAAGGCCCGCGTGTTCCGTGATGGGCCAAAGCACGATTGGTCAAGCCACGCTGCGGACAGTTTTCGGTATCTGGCGATGGCCTATCGGGAGATTAAGCCCGAGGTCAAAGCAGCGGACGCGCCGATCAAGGGCATTCGAGACATGACATGGGATGACCTGTTAGCGAACCAGCCGGTGCATAGCGGATACGAACGCGCATGATCGTTCTATCGACAAGCGGACCCGCGCACGATATGTTCCCCTGAACGCTTG